AAAGCTTGGAACTCCCGGCTGTCCGGCGCTTTGGAATACTTCAACCCCGACATAGCCAGGAATGAGGCAACCCCGAAGTGCCCGACACCGATGCGCCGGTTGCGGTCAAGAACCTCACGGGATTTCGGGTCGCCTACAGCGGAGAAGGTGGCCCGGATGAGGAACCGGGTCATCAACTGGTGCGCCTTGTCCATCCCAAAGGTGTCCACTCTGCCGTTTTCGTCCACGAACCCGGCCAAGTTGACGTGCCCCAGGTTGCACGGCTCCCACGGCTCCAAGGTGATTTCGCCGCAAGGATTGGTGCAGACAACCTCGTTGGGTTCACCGACGTTGGACAGGGATGAGTCCCAGAACCCCGGTTCTCCGTTGTTCACCATGCCCCGCGATAGGGCTTTCAGTACCCGGGCGGCTAACCATGCGGAACCTTGCTGGGCCTGATACCAGAACTTGTCATCAACCTCAACACTGATGTTGGTTGTCCAGTGCGACAAAGATTGCTGCTTGATGTCGATGAACTTTTCGATCTGCGGGTCAGCCCAGTGCATCATTGCCATTCGTGCGGATCGCCGCACACCGCCAGCGACAACGCACTGCGCGATTGCGTGGTCGATTTCCATAGCGGAGATACCGTCAAGCATTTCGAGGTCAACCGCCAAGCGGTTGAACACCTGCGAAACATCAATCAGCATCTTCGCCAACGGCAAAGGCCCGGAAGCCCTACCACCAAAGGTTTTCAGCTTGGAGCCTGCGGATCGGACACGGGACACGTCGTACACACGGTTGGTATGTTCGACAACAGGGTTGTAGTGGGTGTCGATCAGATCCACTAAGGCGGCAGCCCACCCCTCGCGGGAGTCCTCGATCTTGAACGCCCCGAACCAGTCCGGGTCATAGGTTTCCGACAGCAACCCGGCAGCTTTCATGTCGTCGTAGTCCGCATGTTCCGGGTCGCAAACGATTTCAACCTTGAGTGCCTGCTTCACCAACGGGTACCGGGACAGATACTTGTTGCTGTAGTTGGCACCTACCCCGCCGCCCTCCATTAACCGCATGAAGGTGAACTCGAAGTGATCGGCGGGCTCATCGGTCCACCCGGCAACCCAGCAGTTGAACAGGTGTTCAGCGTTCTTCACACCGGACGCCCACAAGTGCCGGCCAGCGGGCAGGATCTTGAAGTCGAGCATCATGTCGATCAACTGTTGGCGTTCATCCTCAAGCTGGTAACGCTCGTCAACCAAGGCGAGGTTGCCGTCTACTACCCGTTCGACGGTTTGCGGCCAGGTTTCTTTCGTGCCGTCTGGGAGGGTTCTGCTGTAGGTGCGCTGATATACAAGCTCCCCCGTGGGTCCAAAGTTAGTCATTGTATCCTTTCGTGAAATTGCCGCCGCAATACATTTCCCGGTCCTCCGCGGACCAGTTCTCAATCAACATCGGTTTCTCGTTCGGAAACAATTCCGGGGCTACCTGAGCCCGATACATTTCAGAACGGTGCCCACCGTTGAAGAAGTTATCCGTTAAACTCATGTAGCTTTTACGGGTTCCCTCTGGTGGGATTGTTCGAGCAAACCAGTCATCGAACACACTGAGCATTTCAACCCGGTAACTGGTGTCACCTGTGGGTTCTTTGTGGGTGTTTACTGTTTGTATTCTTTTGTCGGCTTTGTCGGACAACAAACCCAGAACAGCGTCGAGGGTTGGGTCTGAGTGACCGCCTTTGCTTCTGCGTGTTTCGGGGAATACTGCGTTTCTGCCTTTGGGTTCCTCGGTGAGCATCAGCACGTTCACTTGGGCGGTCAAAGCCTTATGCGCAAACTTTAGAGCCTGTTGTTCCGATTCCCCACAAGGTAACAATCCAGTTTCGTACCTATTTTTTATAGCTTCCGCGTACTGCGGGGCTATCGAATCCAAAGCGCGAGGAACTAGACGCTTCAAATACTTGTTAGTGGACTTACCTTTCAGGCAGTCCTTCACAGCCTCCGACGAATAAGTCAACCGACCGGAAGCAACATCGTCCTCCAACACCTTCCGGCTCACGATCTGATGAGCCGCCTTTTTGACAACAGAAACCTTCTCGCCGGCTTCCATCTCGGAAAGCTTCTGCTGGGTGCCGGGTCTTTCCAGATACCAAACCCACAAATCCTGGGTCAGATCATCCAAACCATCCTCGATGCACCAATCAGCCACAACAGACTGGGCTGCCTTCCGAAAAAGCCGATCCAATGTCAAGTCAGACCTCCCATGTGAAACCATCGACGGTAAACCTTCCCTTCACAATCGGAACAGCTTCCGGCTTCACATGCGGCCCATCAACAGTCAACAAGCCGAACCCCTGCTGCCAGTTACCTGTGCCGCCCTTCAAATAAGCGGCAAGTTTCTGGTTCATCAAATGACCAACCTCCATGCCGGTCACCAGCTTTGTGATGTTCCCACCGAAGCCCGCGGTGTGATGCCCGATACCCAACCTGTGTGTGTGGCCCATCACCAAAGAGGTTGAGAACTTCCGGGCGGCGTTCAACGCCGTGTTACCGGCAATGTTGGACAACCGGATACCGCCCCGGTGCCCGTGGGTGGTGATCCACCCTGCCGCTATCTTGTTGAACTCTGGTAGCCGTGTCACACCGAAACCGTCAAAGTCCAAAAGGGTTTCGATGTTGAAAGCCCCGGACTCCGCCAGTGCCGGCGCATACTTGGACAGGTATGTGCGTGGGCGTTCATCGTGGTTACCCTCATGGACACCTACCGGCCCGTCATACACCTTCCGTAGAGGTTCGAGGAATTGCCGTTTGGCTTGTTCGGAGTCCTCGAACACGCTGCCTTCGTATTCCCCGGCTGTGCCTTTGTTCCACCTGGACGGCTGCGGGTAATCCATAACGTCACCAATGTGGATTACCTCATCTGGTTTGATATCCCCTACTGCTTTGATGACCGCTTTGAGTGCTTTACGGTCATGGTAGGGGATTTGACAGTCAGGGATAATAAAGATTCGTTTAGACAAGGTAGTTAGCTTTCATGTATTGGACGGCGTTTTCCACGACCTCTATAGAGTCTTGAAGTTGTCCGATAGCTGTGTTGCACCAGCGGCAGAGTATTCCTCTGATGCGTCCTGTATCGTGGCAGTGATCGACTGCCAGCCTTCGCAAGTCTCCAATTTCCTCAGGCGTTCGACCGCATATCTGGCACTTGTTTCCACAGTCCTCGATCATCTGCTCGTACTTTTCAATGGTGATACCATATTGCTTCATAAGGTGTTTGTTGTGATCGCTGCGGAGCGCACGTTCCCGGTTCTCGCGCCGCCATTGAATTGAAGAGTTACGGGCCTTAGGCCCATAAACTTCGTACCGACACTCCTTGGTGCAGTACCTCCGATTGAAGTGGCTACCAGTAATGTCAACTCCGCAACCCAGGCAAAGTCTTGTCACTTACACCACCGGGTTTCGTAAATAGTCATTCAGATACCAGACCGCCTTCTCAATATCGACGGCATCATCTTCCTTACCTCCGAATCCGACACGCCAAATATATTTCATAGCGTTGGCTAGTCGGGCGTCAGGAATACAACGGATCACATCAATGGCTTCAATTTCACCTTTCATGGGCTTACCGTCAGGCCCAATGAAGTTGAATACGGGGCCGCGTTTGTAATGCGCCGGATTTACAGGGTCACTCATCGTCATCCTGCTCTTTCCACTTCATCTTTTCGAGGTCGCTGAACAAACCCAAGATCACCTTGGTGAACTCTTGGCCGTCTTTGGCGTTGTCTAGCCGGTAACCAAAATCACTCACCGAATACCTCATCCCATTCCTCACCCGTAACACCGGTCATGATGAACTCCCTCTGTGCGGGTGAAAGGTTAGGGAAAGCGTGCTGTGCAAAAACACCTTCCTGCCACAACTTGATCTGATCCTCAGTGACAGGTAAATCCAATTCATGTGTTTTACCGGTCAACTGAGATTTACGTTTAATCAACATCAGCGTCCTCCTCCTCAGACCACACATAATCATGAATCCGCTCCACCCAACGCGGGAACTCCATCCCCACCGAAAAATTAACTTCCAAACGCACCGATAATCTCCTTCAACTTGTCAGGCTGATAACCAATAACCGGGTCGAACCCGTCAGCTTCAATAACAGGTGTGGACTTCGCCCCGAGCCACCGTTCCAAATAATCCTTCGACACCAAATCCCGGCTGATATCCACAATCTCCGGGTCAATACCGGCATCCCACAACTTGTCAATCACCCGTTTGCACGGCAGGCAACCGGGCTGTGTGTAAACAATGACCTGACTCATCTGATCCTCTCCAATAAACCCTGTTTGCCTTCACTCAAAACAACCGAGTTAACGTCCTGACCGCTCGGCATAGGGATGACCTTCGCGTTAGGTAGCGTGGCCGCTATCGTGTTAGCGAAATGGACCCCTGCCTCATCCCCATCAGCGAGAACAAACACATCCCGGTAACCGAGAAATGGTTCACGAAAATGTGGTTGCCACGCCTGGGAACCTGGAACACCTACTGCCGGCAGACCGCACACGGTGGCGGTGATCGCATCAATCTCCCCTTCGGTGATCGCAACAACAGGGCTGTCCCCTAACAGAACTTTTGTGTTGAACAGGCGGGGTCTGTCACCGGCAACGGTCATGTATTTGCCGTGCCCTGTGTGTTCGTGATCGGCCATGCAGCGGAACCGGATCGAGGGAACAGACCAGCCGTTGTGTGGGGACCACCGCAGGTAAGGGATCGCCAAATACCCTCGGAATTGTTCATGTCCAGGGAGAGGTTCGTTGACGTACCCCAGTCGAAACTTGTTGACCTGATCTTTGATTGACTCCGACGCCAGACCCCTGCTCGCCAAATGATCTGCGGCGGGGCTGCCGGGAAGGCTTGCGTGATAACGCTGTGTAGCTTCCCTCAGAGATTTCCTCTGCGATTCTGAAAGCCTCTCCATAAGGCACCCCTTCTTGCTGTCGGATCAAAGCGATAACGTCGCCCTTGGCGGGGCAGGCGAAACAGTGAAACGCTTCCCGGGTGAAAGACACTGACGCCGATTTGTAGGTGTCGCCGTGGAAAGGACACAGGCAAGAAACCCATTCGTGCCCGTTGTCTTCTGGTGGTTCCCACCCGGGGTGGTAACGCTGTATGACCGCCACGATGGACCCGCCGCTCATCCTGTGCCTTTCATGACCCCTGTCGGGTCGTGTCCAGTAGTCGCGCAGGTTTCCGCTGTACCTGCTGTACTTTTTCCACTTGAACTTCCCGCGGTGTTTAGCCAATGTCAAGCAGATCGTAAACGTCGAGCCACTGTTTGAACTGTGTGCCAATAAACTCTGTGTAGGCCGGCGGTATAGCTTCCGCTAGTTCCTCCCGGTTACACCAGTCAATACCCATCACTTCCCGGGCTTTCGCTATCGGGGCGATATGACCTGATATCGACATCACAGTCCCAGGTTTCCAGTGCCCCGCCTTAGAGGCAGGTTTGACATGCTCTGGGTGGAGGGGCACATTCAAGTGGATGTTGGACTCGAAAAGGCGGTGACGGTATAGTTCCAGCCCGAACATTTGCCCACACAAGGTGATCGGGTCTTTCAAAGGGGATCCTGGGACGTTTTCGATGACCCACGGGCGGTTCATTTCGAGCAGCATTTCCCGGGTGGGTTCGATCAGGTCCGGGTATTCCTCTGCCAGACCTGGCCGGCAGTTCGACATAGCCGAATGGCGTTGGCATGGCGGTGAGGCGTGGATAGCGTCAAAGTAGTGCCCGTACTCGTAAAGGAACTCAAGGGCGTCCCCCTGGTTGAACTTGAACGGATAGTTTTTTTGCGGGTTGATATCGACACCTGTGACCTCGAAACCTGCCCGGTGGTACCCCATCGAGGCGCCTCCGGCCCCGCAGTAAAGATCAAGCAAAAGTCTCTTTCGCATACAATCATTATCCCATCTTTAAGAACCAATGTCAAGCCAGATCCGGTGTGATCTTCCTCCCAATGGCTTTAACTGCTGGTGGTTCGCTCAAATAGTCGATACACCGCTCGAAGAAAGAGATATCGTCCCTGGCATGACCCAACACCCTTCGGTTACACGTGTGGCACAACAACCCCCGAACCAAACCGGTTTTGTGGCAGTGATCCACCGACAACCGTTTGCGTGCCCCGGTGGCACGCTCACAGATAAAACACTTCCCAAGCTGATACCGGTACATGGCCCAATACTCGTCAGCGGTGATGCCGTAGGTGGCTTTCCAGCGTTGCTCCTGCGTTATTGACGCAGACTTTCTCCTTTTGGCCCTGTGGTGTGTGGCGCACCTGGGGCCAGGGAACGGCGCCTTACGGGCCGTCGTGACACCCTCATCCACACAATCAATGCAGTTCTTCCGTTTGTGCTGGCGATCCTGGGAACGATTACTGGGCTTGCGCCTAGCGGTCGTCACCTAGACACCGCCCAAGCAATCAAAACCACATTCGTAATCCACACAAACAAAGCAACAGTCAACAACACGTCGAAACTCATCCATGATCCTTAATTTGCATTGTGTCACCCGAGAAATCGAGAGAAATGTAGTCATACCCGGAAGGGTCAGCTTTCCCCGCACGGTTCTTCACTGTCGAAACACACAACGATGCAGGTCCGAACTCCTGACTGATCTTGTGCAACGTCAACACCATTTCCGGCACCCTGGCGATCTGCCCCTTCACACCCGACAACGGGATAGGCTTATCTGCATCGTTATAGCCGCCCGTAACATGATGCAAACCCACAACACAAGCCTCAGTTTTTCGGGCCATATCATGCAAATAATCCATCAACGCCTCCAACCCAGAAAAAGGGTCATCATCGTTATCCCCACCACCAGTCCTCACATTTGTGATGTTGTCAATCACCAACAAAGCGGGGAAATCGTCATACACTTCCTCGTAAGCCCTGATGGACATTTCGATCTGATCCAAAGATGGGGACGCCGAATAGTTGAACCGAATCGGCAGATCAGAAAACATCCCTGCGGCTTCACCCAACTCCCCAGCCCGAACCAAACCTGTTGATTTGTCCATCTTCCAACCCGTCATGATCGACAACGAACGCGACACCTGGGTGAAAGCGTCCGAGTCCGCGGAAAAGTAGAAGGTCGGTATTTTAGCTTTCAAAGCGTAGGTCAGGATCATTGCTGATTTGCCCACGCCTGGGCCGGCGCAAATCAAAGCTAGTTGGCCGCGCAGAAGCCGTGTCCCCTTCTTCTCCAATGTTTCCCACACCGTTGGTAGCGGGTCACCAGCGGAACCTTTGATGTGAAGGCTTTGTAGCGGCGTGTAAATAGGTCAAACCTCCTAGCCAATGTCAAGTTTCATCGAGCATATTCGCAGGCGTAAGAAACAGAACAAAACCTGCACTTCGATGACTCCGGTAATGGA